GTAATGTGTCTGCTTCAGCATCCCACTGATTGGACTTAGCAAGTTGCGCCAAATGCAGCGCAGCCTGTTTTGAAAAACATCCTGAATCTCTCAAGCATTTTTCAAAATCTCTTAACGTCTTGATCTCGACAACATCGTCAAGCGTATACGTTGCCTGTTCGCCATGCGCCTTAACGCTGGCAACACGTGCAGATGGGTTCATCGGCTCATTAACGAGCGATACTTCCCACAATTCTAATTTTTTGATCAGGCGCACATTGCCTTGGTATTCCTCTTCCTGACAGCTAAAGCCAATCGAGAAGTCAGTCAATACGCCTTGCTTGGCCAGCGAATAAGCCCATTCGCCCATGTGACCAGGCAGAAGGTTGATCTCGCCAACTACTTCGAGGCCTTCCGATGTTTCTTTAACAGACTCAATCGGGAAGCCGCCAATCAAATTCTCTGACCAATGCTGGAACAACATGCGAACCGGACGACCGGTTGCCTTGTGGCGCGCTATGGTTTCAGTAAAAGCGCCGGGTAATATGATGTCGTTTCCACGGTCTTTGTCGTATGTGCTGGCAAGTCCGGTAATAATTCCTACCTTCTGGCCATTGCGCTCTTCGGCAGCAACGCTCTTTACTTCAAAATGAAAGTTTTTGGTTTCGCGCTTACCTTTGTTTTTCAAGTCAATGACTGGCATTAGATAGCACTAATCGTCAAGCTGGTTGACGCTCCTGCACCGGAAATAACACATTTAAAATTGCACTTCTTGACGAATATACGATTAACATCCGGCACTGTTTGCTCAAGCCCGACAAGATTCTGGTAGCCAAGACCGTCTTGATCAACATGCAGCGCAACAGTAGCGCCATCGAATGTTCCGTCAATCGCAAGCTGGATAACTCCGCCATCCCATGCAAGAGGATCAGTCGAGCCATCTGTAGTTTTCGCCGTGCAAAGTAATGTCATGCGCAACTCATAAAATATATTGCGCAAGTTTAAGTAATAATTATTTTTTGTAGTAGTGCCAAAAGTGGCACACGGTTTTACTGGATTACTGCGTTAGATTGGCACCGGCAATTTATGATCTCATCGAGTGGCGCGCCGTGCGACGAGTCTCCGGGATAGTCCATCGAATAACCGCCTACCTCGAACGACTCGCCAACATCCACAATCTGGAAGTCGGCGTCGGCATGGGTCTGCCTGACTTTATCGTCGCCCATCGTTACCCATATTTTTTCGGCTACCAGCACCTGACCGTCTACGATCATGTCGTCAATCGGCGTCGTGATGGTGTCAAAGAATGAAGCAACCTCGACAGACTTTGCCTCTTCTGCAGCATGCTGTATTTCGGTTTGCGCGATCATGTCGCCACGGTATATCACGCTGTCAAGGAAGTTTTTCTTTACCTGTTCGGCAAACTCTCGCATATCAATAACGGTCTGACTGGCATCGAACTTGGTGGACGCAGCGCGTGCGGCTATCTGCTTCGCAGCGTTATCCATGGCACGAGCTATGGCTTTGTTCGTTGTGCGGTTAATGTCGGCGGCGCGAGGCGGGACTTGCCTGGCTGTGAACTTTGCCATTCCGGCCTCTGTACGCGACTGCATGTCATCAATAACCCGCTTTACCGATGTCTTATCAGCCAGTGCTGTAGCCTGTACAGCCCTCACTGTTTTATCGTCGTCATTCGATGTGCGTATGTGATCGGCAAGCAGGGCCCCGAACTCATAACCCGCTTTTTCATAGGCGTCGCCCAGAAGCTTCTCGACTATGCCGTCGTAATCACGGGCGTCAATTGGCTGGCCGGCATCGATCAATCTTGACTGAAGGTCATCGGCCATCTTTCGGAATAGTGAACGAACAGCGGAACCCAGCGGCTTTTCAAGTTTGCGCTTGAGAACGTCCTGGCGCTGTACAGACCTGCGCAGCTTAACGGGATCGGTGTTGAATCCGGCCATTATTGCGCCTTGCGATATTTGTCTAACTCTACCTGATCAAACAACGGCGTACCGTCACGGCGTTTCATATCGCGCAAGTCGTTAATAAATTCATCGTCTTTCGACAGCGATTTAATCGGGCGTTTGAGGTTATCGCTTGTATCAGCATCGGACTCGGCTGGAATATACGTCGATGGCTTCCAGACGTTATCGCCGCCGTCAACCAGCGCCTCGTATCCAAGCCCGGTGCGCATTTCATTGTCTGTCATGATTGCGATTTTCGACAGCTCGTAAGTATCGGTAATGCGCTGTTTACGCAAAACCTCAATGTCGAACGGGTTAAATGTTATGCGCATATTTTCGACTTTGTGCTTGCCGACGTTGCCGTAACGTGGCAACAGGAAGCGTGATAACTCGCCAAACAGGAACGATGCCAGCGGCAGTATCGAGTCACGCCACATCAGGAATTCAGATACTTTCAGGTTATCCAGCGTCATTGCAGACGTAGACATAAAGGCAAGCGGCACGTCGTATGTTACATAAATGTCTTTCTGGACCGTCTCGCGGTTAACGCTGAACTCCATATCGCGCATGGTCTGGCCAATAGCCTCAGGCTTTAACTTATCGACTATAGCCTGTCGGCCCGCGTTACTGGCGCCCGTGTATTTTTTAAGCTCCTCGCGAGCGCGTACGAATTGCGCGTCTGTCATCGGTGCGTCACCTGTCCACGACCAGCCGAGTGATGGACGGCCACCCCTGCGCAGTATCGACAGGTTGTTAGTGTTCGCCTCAACGAATTGCTGGATCTCAAGCCATACCGGTTGGGCCCGACCATGCCCCACATCCCCGACAGCTGATAGCCAAGGTTTGTGTCTTTGGTTTGCCATATCTCGCCAAGTTTATCCGGCGTGTAATAGCGAGCCGTTGTTATTCCATCCAGCTTCACATCCTCAAGGCGATAGTTGCGGGTGTCGTTTTTGGTATTAACGCCGATAACCGATGGGTAATAATAGGAGTTCTTGCCGTCGGTCATGTTCACGCATTGCGGCTTCTCGTTGTACAGGTCGATGGGCGCGTACTTCGCGTTGCCGGTTGCGATCGGGAAAGCATTACCGGTTACATCAAAGCATTCTGCCATTTCTGCAGCGAAAGCATGGTAAGACTGGAACGGGTTCGGGTTTTTAAGTTTCTTGATAATCGGATGATCGTCTACAAATTCTTTAAGCTCGGTATCGTAAACGCGAGGCTGTATCTGTGCGAATCCGCCTGACCGCTTTTTAACTGCGTGAAAGAACGGCTTGCACTGGTAGAACAATCGAATGGCTTCGTAACTTCCGATGTCACCATTGCCGGAGCTGAACAGGAATTCAGCGAATGATTGCTCTGGCAGATATGATTTAGTCTCGACGCCATCAGGCTGCTTTACATTGAATAAAGCCATTATTCAGCACCATTGAACTTTGCGGTTAACGCCAGGGCTGAGATCGCGACGCCTATGGCTATGAGTCCGTAACCGCTGCCGAACTGTATGGCTATCCCGGCGTATGACAACACAAGTCCAGCAATCAGGATGTTATCTGTTTTTGATGTTTGGGGTAGCTTCATATCACTCTCACGGATGGCATATGGTCAGGGTTCCGGTTGGCGAGCATATCGTTAATCGCATCCAATAAAGGGTCAATCTGGTCGTCGTGCAAATGCGAATCATCCGCTGTGAAAGCCTCGCACTCTGAAATAAAATCGGATGCAAAAGGCGCATCCTCCGGAATCATAACATAACCGGCTTCGATATACGATACCACGTCCATGACCCGGGTCAATTTATCTTTGTTTCGCTGAATGGCGAAAACAGGTATTTTCCCGTCACGCTGGATGTCCTGGATAAGTCCGGTACCGCTCGCCTTGTCCTCGACGCCCATTTCACGAAGCGCGCCCATGTTGGTCCGCGCATTACACTTATTCCAGAAATCAATGCACTGGCGTTTTAATTCTGGCGCCTCCCACTTACCCCTGATCATGCTCAACAGATACAGTTTGTTATCTTCGCCAAGGCCATACTCTTCAAATACAGAGTAATCGTTACGCTCGCCTGTCTTCTGCGCGGTGTCCGCAAATATCTTACGGAACTGAATGGCCGGAGCGCGTGCATACCGCCCGAAGTCAGCGCCTTTTATGATGTCGCCGCCCAGTGCATATGGGGCCTGCTGGTATTGAGTGGCGAACACATGCTTTTTCATTGGCGTGTTGCCGCGAATCTCTTTAAGAGCTTCAAGCGTGTGCTTTTTTGGCCACAGCGCCCGCTCTGTTGGCAATCCTTCGTCCAATATGGCCGGAATAACAACATGCCGCCAGTTCATTGTCGTATCTGCCAGAAGGTGGCCAACGAAGTCGCCTACGTGCAATCGCTGCATGATTACGATGGTCGGGGTGAATTGGGAATTGCGACGCGTCTTGATGGTTTCATCCCATCGCCGGTTAACAGCCTTCCTGGCGGGATCGCTGTGGGCGTCATCCGGCTTTAAAAGGTCATCAAGCAGCAACGCCCCGCAGAAGTTGAACTTATCGCCGTCGCGCTCATCAAGGCGTCCGGCCCCGAACCCGGTAACAGTACCGCCAGCCTGTACGGCAAGGAATGTCCCGCTATCCCCTAAGCCCCATGCCGATTTGCTGTCCTTTGTTGGCTTTGTTTTCAGAGCGGGCCACAGCGATTGAAACTCCTTTGACTTGATGATCTGCCGGATGCTGTCACTGTTTTCCATTACCAGGGCGTCAGAAAAACTCAGGTGAATAAACTCACAATTTGGATTCCTGACATAACACCAGGCGGCAAACATGATCACGCAGAGGAGGGTCTTTGAATACCGAGGCGGGATGTTAATAATCAGGTTTTGGTTGCGCCCATAATATACGTCCATAAGCGCGTCAATCACTACGTCATGGTGTTCGCCAAAATCAAACTTTTGTTTTTTGGTATGAAAGAAGAAGTACTTAACGAAAAACCTGAAATCGCTTTCAAGTTTATCTCTCAGTATGTCGGTAATCTGTTGGTCAGTAGGTTTTATCAAGCGCGTCTGATACCGCCTTGGCGGCTTCCGTGCTTATTGGTGCCGCTGGCTGATACGGGGTGCCGTCAGGGTTTACAGGTGCAATCTTCTCGGGTGCAGCAACGCCGGAATGCTTGCCGCGAGCAATCTCTGCACGTATGGCCGCATCCAATTTGCCTTCGTCCTCAGCTTTTTTTCTCAGCATAAGAAGATCTTCAAGATGTGATTCAAGGGTCATTTGGGCTTTCTTAATAATGGGTTTCTTGAGTTCATCAAGACGTGCTATAACCTTGTCATTCTTGAGCAGCTTGGTTGCATTGCGATTTATGGTCTCAGCCTTCTGCTTTGAGCAGTCATAAGCAATTCGCAAAGCCTCCGAAGCATTTCCTGTCTTAAGGTACTCAAGGCAGAATGTTTCCTGTTTTGGGGTTAACTTTGGGTTCTTTGCTTTGGTGGTATCCATCTGGCTCACTTTCTGCAAAATTGGCAATTTGTCTTTTTCATATCGTTTCACGTGTTATAGCTAATGGTTATCATGTTATGCTTTTTAATAACAGTTAGCTCTGTCAGTGTAATGTATCGGCGCTTACCGTAAACATTGGCTTGCCGTCGCCGTCCAAGACAGTTACGTCACACTGGACGCCGTAATGGTATCGCATTACGTTTATGGATTCTCGCATAGAGTCAGCTATTGCGCTGACATTGTATGCGTTTACAGGCGTTCTGTGGAATTGTTTTTTAATGGCCTGATAAAACATATCGCGCATTAATTCAGCGTATCCAGTCTCGCCCTCTGAATATAGGGTTTCGGCGTTATATGTCATTGTCTCGACACCACAATAAACTTCTTGCCGTTGAATGACGCCAGCTTACCTGTAGCGCCAGTAATGTGAATCTTATCGCCAGATTGCATATCCGCTTTTTGTTCGCGGTCATTGGTAACGCTTTTCGGAATGATTGTATCGCGCCTTTCTGGTTCATTCTCGAACCGGTAAACCTCATAGCCGAGTGCAATGGCTTTGTCCATATCATCGGGGTCGATGTTAATCATTGGCCTTACGCCTGGGATGTTGTGACCGCAGCAGTTTCCGTATGTCCGGATATTGGCTTTCCAGAGGCTAACAACCTCATCAACAAGGCAGCGGTCTATCATGATACCGTCACCAGATAGCCCGTCTGCTACACGAGCATCGCGGTACTGGCGCATGACAGGATAATAACCCATCATGACCGAGTTGGACATACTGCCCATTTCTACGTTACTGCATTGGCACATGTTATTTCATATCCGGTTTATAAACCGACAAAAGCTGTGGCTGAACGGCGGCGCCAAACGTCAGTATTGAATGCCATATTTTTCCGGTCTTGACGATCTCGGCAATTTCCTCGCCGGATAGATCCCAGCAACAAGTTACTGTGCCAGCCTCATTCAGGCTTACATGGGCAGGCATTGGCATATATTGCGGCTGGTCTTTTGCGATGACGATGTTTTGCTCTGGGAATTCTACTAAGTTCATAACGCCTTCCTGAGAATAGGATAGCAGGGGAACCTTGCCGTAGCTCAGTCGGCGTACTTTGGCAAATGCCTCGGTTTCAGAACGCCGCGCCCCTGCTGGGGTTAAATTCTTGGGGTCTCTCCCTCCTGTCAAGCCTGATGCCGTACAGGGCTTTTTTGAGAGTGTTGGCTTTCACTTCTCAGAATCTGCTGTACCAGTCCCACACTCGGTAGCACTCATGTGGGCAACCCTCAAGGCTACGAGTCACGACTCTTTCGAGTTTCGCTGGAATCTCACCAGCTCATCAGGTGATTATGTTGGATGGCCTTACACCATCCCGCCGCACTTATTCCGCAGTTGCGGTACTGCATACGCAGGGAGAGCTGCTGGAATTATTTTAAAGATTTCATAAGATTTCTCCGGTCTGTTATGGTTTCAAGAGTTCACATTATGCTAATACTTTCCGCAAATTGCAACCGGTTTAGGTTGCTCGCGCTCATATTGCTGTAGTGCCTTTTTTGCATCGGCCTTGTAATGCCAAAAAGCAACAGCGCCTTTTCTGGTTTTTACGCTTGCGCAGTGTCTAACCTCTCCGTCTGTGTATAAGTAATGAATTCCAGAATCCATGCAAACATACCACCCGCGCTCATCAATCTTGTTTATCTTTGCCATAATTCGCCAGTTTAAAATTTAAGTATTTTGCTTTCGCCGATCATTTCAGGCATATCGTCAATCCAGATGTTTACCATGTAACCGGCCTTTTCTGCCGCTTTGCGTTTGTACTCATTGCCGGCATAAACAACCGGACAATCAAGAGGAGGGTCAATTCTGTGTTCTGGTACGTCATGTCTGCCGGTGACAAAAATAACGGTAATATCATTGTTAATTAAATCGCCGATAAAATTTTCAAGTTGGTTTGGTATTGCTGTAAATGTGCCATCCCAATCAATCGCAACTATCATGTCAACCGCTCCAAAGACTGACAGCATTTTACCATATCTGTATTGCTGACGCTAACGTTATATGATAACATTTGTTCTCGTTTACCATGAGATCGTTACCATGAAGTTATCAGAATGGCTTGATGCCACCAATCCAAAAGATGGCAAATCGACCGCCGAGGAGCGCAAAAGACGCCGTGAAGTCCGGGCTCGCGTATTCAAAAAGTCCGGTACAACCATCGGAACCCTGCGCGTAGCTCGCTGCCGTGGCGCCATCGGCAAAGACCTCATTGGCAGGCTTATCAAGGCAACCGCCAAAGAAGCAGAGAAGATTACGGAATAATTTAGTAATCGTCGGGTAGTGTCTCAGTTTGAGATATTGATTTTAATAAAGAGTGATTTAAATTTGAGTACTTGGCGGTACCGTAAATACTCCGGATACTCAAATATAAAGAATTTTTTACTTTTATTGCCCAATAAAGTGTTAGCAAATGCTAAACTGTTGACAATGTGAATAGTTTAAATTGTGTATCAAATCTAGTTTTTAGAGAGATACCGGAGAGAAATCATGAATACTTTAACTAAAAAATCCAGAGGCCACGCTGTTGCGTCCAGCGCAGACAGGGGTAATGCTATTCACAGTAATGCACCAACAAAGAAACAAATTAATCAAATGGTTAATGCTTCTGAAGCAATGGCCGCCAAAGTTAAAAATCAAGGCTATATTCCAAAGTTTGTGTGACCAGGGTTTTTGTATTGATAACTTGTTCATGTGTTCACCTCTTCAATGTGAACATTATGCTTGAGCGGTTAAGCAAATGCAAGCATTAAATTAAATAATTTCACATTATGCTTGCATTATATTTTTTATGTGATGTAAAATGCAAGCATGAAAGACAAAGAAATCACAGGCAAAGCTAAAGGCGGTAAGGCTAGGGCTGATTCTTTGTCTCCAGATCAGCGAAAAGAGATAGCTAAAAAAGCCGCTTCAACTCGATGGAGCAAAATAAAACCGGAGGGTGCCATGGAAAAAGATAGTGAAAACAAAGGGTTAGTTTCAGTTATGCCCACTCAGGGTGCCATGTCAAAACAGCTAACTTTAAATTTAGGGATTGAAAAGCAAATAGAAATTGATGGAATAGGAATGGGAGTGCTTACCGATGGCACCCCATTTTTGACTGGGCGCGGTCTGGCTAGGCTATGCGGAGTCTCCCACTCAAAAATACAAGACATTTCAAATGACTGGACATCAAAATCTCCATCGCCAAGAACAGCAAAAATAAGAGAAATTATAGTTTCGCACGGGATAGATATTTCAGAAAGCCCTTATGTCCAAATTCAACAAAGAAGTGGGGTTTTTCATGCTTATACAGATGGAGTCTGCTTAGCATTACTTGAATACTACGCATTTGATGCTGGCAGTAACGTAAAAGATGTAGCGAAAAAAAACTATAGGCTGTTAGCCGGAAAAGCGCTTCGTGATTTGATTTACACGCAAGTTGGCTATGATCCATCAAATTCTGTACCAACTGCGTGGAGACAGTTTCACGATAGGGTTTCTCTTACTTACAACTCTGTCCCCCATGGGTATTTTGGAATTTTTAAAGAAATGGCTGACATGATAGTGACTCTTGGTCAGTCTGGACTTCACATAGATAGCTCGTTCGTTCCAGATATTAGTGTTGGAATGGCATGGGCAAAATTTTGGAATGAAAATAATTTGGCGGAAAAGTACGGGAATAGAATTAAATATGAACATAACTATCCAGACTATTTCAAACAGGCATTATCAAATCCACAAGATGCTAATTGTTATCCAGAATCAGCCCTTGGTGAGTTTAGAAAATGGTTACGCGAAAAATATATTGGCGAAGGGAAGTTTGAAAATTACATAACAGGAAAAGTTAAGCAGAAAGAATTGCCAGTTTCTTTTGTGCAATTAGCCATCTCCGCATACGGGACGACTAAAAATAGTTAACACTGCTATTTCTCCCATCTTTTCGCGGCTGCTTTCTTGGCAATATCTTTCCGCTTCTTTGGGCTGAGACTTTCAGCCCTAGCCTTCCCTCCTTTTAAGCCTCCCTTGCGCCCTAGCGCCACGGCAGCGGGGTCTTTGCCGGCGTTTTTAACAGGCTCCTCAATCTCGCCTGTAGCTATATCGGTAATGAATTTTGCGAGCTGGTTTGTATCGCGTGGGCGCTTGGGTGTTTTGGCCATAGGAACCTCTGAATAGATCAAAGCCAAGTATCCCATGACCACCTTGACCGCTCAAGCATGTCAAGATTCAAACTGAGACACTACCAATCGTCGGACCACGACTTTTTACCTCCCCTGCCGTCTTGTGGGGTGTTGTCGGCTGATGATTCAAACCTTGAGTATTTCCCGTTTAAGACAAGATTGCATTGTCCGGTTTCGCCATCCCT